CTGATTTCGTGTTTCAGAACTTTAAGACGTTGTTTCCAGAAAGTGAAAGAGTTACGGCTGACTATGATACTTGGAATAACCGATATCCCAAATTTGTACGTGATCGTCATAACGAGGCGCGTAAATTATATTGGAGAGATTCGAAGTTCCGTCGCAAAGCCTTTGTGAAGGTCGAGAAATTGTTACTCGACGTTAACGGAGAGGTGAAGGATAAAGCACCTCGCATGATCCAAGGAGCCCAAGACGCTTACAACGTCCTCATTGGGCCTTGGATTTATGCATTCACAAAGCAACTAACTCGTGTCTGGAATAAAGACAATAAGATATTTTATACCTCGGCCGTTTATGCAGACGAACTTGGTGCCTGGATAGAGGACGGTAAACAATATCTCGAGTTAGATTACTCACATTATGATGCCACCATAAGACGCGATCTTTTGTTACTTGAACTGAAAATTTATACTAAATTTGGCATGAACGATAAGGTTTATGCCATTATGGAAAATCAGATCAATAAGATCGGGCACACTTCAACTGGAGTCAAGTTTACGATGGAGGGAACTAGACCTAGTGGTGACCAAAACACATCATGTGGAAACACATTGATTAATGGATTGGTCATGGCTTGGGCTCTACACAAAACCGGAAACATTGACTACAAAATGTGTGTGTTGGGTGATGACAATCTTGTACAATCAAGTACAGGGTATAATGTGAAGGAAATCAATGTCATGATTTCTTCCCTCGGGTTGGTGCCTGTTGTGGTAACCAAAACAAACTGGAATGTTGTAGAATACTGTTCCGGTAGATTTTGGCCTGCTAACATCGACCATCGCGTGTTTGGACCTAAAATTGGGAGGTTCTTAACTAAAGTGGGTTGGATGATTCGCCCACCTAGTGGACAATCTAAACGAATCAAAATGTATCGAGGCACTCTACTTTCTGTTGCTGATTCTGTTGCACACGTTCCGTTGTGTAATGAAATAGTAACAAGAAGTTTGGAGCTGATCCAGGACCAGCGATACATTAAGGACAATGAAAAACGAATGGTGACATCCAAACGTTTTAACATCGGCACGGAGACTTGGGATATGATTTACGACCTGTATGGGTTGTCCCAACAAGAAATCAACGAAGTCGCCATGTTAATTGCCAGTACAGGTCTTGGCCAAACGGTTGCACATCCTGCGTTAGAAAGGATTTGTGCCGTCGATTGTTAGTACTGGGGGTCGCGCCTCCGCGAACAATGAGATAAAATAAGCCCTTCTCACTATTTTGAAATAGTTTTGTGGTGCAATTTGTATTGCTGTCATTGACCAGCGTAAAAGCCTTCGCATTCTAAATTTAGAATATGGTAGACCCAAAACCTAGTGTTAACACTAAGAACAATGGATCTAAACAGAACAAACAGAGACGGAAAAACAATAACAACAATAAAACCGGTAGAATCCCACGTATGCGATCTGGACTTGGCATGTCGAATTATGGCACAAAGTACCTTAAAACAGTGCTTGCGCCTTGCTCTGGAAACGCTAGAATCCCTGATTTTAACTGCCAACCTACAGCTTTGGTTACTCTTACTACAGAGGTTATCCTCGGTGTGTCTGCCTCAGGTGTTGGAGGTTGTTATTTTCCACTTGACACCATTGTGGGATATATGACCGAAAACACTACAACTACCACTGATGGAGCCATAACATACAATGCTATAATCAATCTGCCTGGTGCAGCTGCCTGGAATGCCAGCTATTCATGTTCTAGAGTAGTATCGGCCTGTTTGGATATCGAGTTTCTCGGTACCACCCAGTCCGATTCTGGAATCATAATGGGTGCTTCTCTCACATCATTCAATGGGTCATTGGAACAGCTTCCAGCTACTTCCACTGCCGTATTGGGTTCACGTGTTAGTTCATCCAATAGGTTTTCAAAAGGCATGTCCGTTGTTTATCGTCCTTCCGACGCTCACTCCACCGAATTTCGAGCAAATGGTTATAGTGTTGATCGGTTTGGAGGGTTGTTGGTTCATATTTCAGCAGCCGCTTCAACAGCTTACTATAAAGCCAAATTCACCGTGAATTATGAGTCTATTCCACTTACAGACGCCATGGTTTCCGTATTACCGGCTGGTTCGTTGACACCCTCTCCAATCGATCCAATTGCTCACGCAAAAGCTACCAATGCTATGTCTGGAGTTCCTCAAATCCATACATTTGACAAGGCAATCGAAATAACTGACAAAGTCAAGAGTTTTTCCGACTCTGCCAGTAGTATTTACGATATTATACACGCGTTTTTGGTGGTGTAGCCTCAGGTAAATATCTTGCCTGATAACTCACATTGTTT